CTCCGAGGTCGATGGGGGGTGCTCTAGGCCGAGTAGGACAAAGCGCCTGACGTCATCGGGACCTTCAATGGTTATGAGAACCCCCTCAGCCATTCCGTCCTACCTCCCCAGCATCCGTTGCTATCGGCTCTCCGAGCAGTGAGATCTGGCGGCGCTGGGCCGGCTTGCCGAGCAGGTACCGCACATAGGACTCGCGAGTCACTTTGTACCCCTCAGTGCCCGAACACGAAGGACAGGGCCGGCCCAGCAGGAGGGGTGCCGCTTCTCCGCAACCGACGCAACGGAACCTGTCGCAGCCGTGAACAAGGCGGCTCATCGCCTCTCCTCGCTTCCACCACTCTGCTCGGCTTTCTCCTCGGTGTGTGGCGGAGCAGGGAAAGCGTCGGCGGCTTCGTCCGCGGATTGGCGCAGCGAGTCTGCTAGTAGCTCGTGGCCGTGGCCGTCAGGAACGGCGGTCCCGATCACGTAGGGATTGCCGCTGGGCGCTCTCCAGGCGACCGTGACGACAACGATCGGGTCGGGGTCGGTGAGGATGCCGTCGATCGCCTCCTTCACGCCGTCGACTGCACAGATCGCGAGTGCCTCCAAGCCGTCCGTCTCCGCCGTCCGCGGCGTATCGGCCATCAGCCCTGGCCCTCACTACCGGTGGAGGGGAAGGCGGCGTCCGCAATGGCTTGCAGGTCTTCCTCGGCGTCGCCCTCCCAGCACTGCCAGTCTTCGCTGCCGCGCTCGGGCGGATCGACATGGCGACTCTCGCGTAAACGCAGCAGAGCCTCTTTCGCCCCCTCACCCAGCAGCGCCTCCTTTACCTCGCTGAGGGGGACGACCCGGACTGCTTGTTGGGTAGCAGGGCCACGGCCGCCGGGGAAGCACTGCCAGCAGACGGCCCGGAGCGTAGTCCCGCAGACGTGCCCGCGCTCGCAGACGTAGAGCGTCCAGCGCCTCACGTCTTCTCCTCCCGGGGTTCCGAGGGGGCGGGGGTGTCGAGTGCGGCTGCTCGGATGACGAAGTCGAGCATGTTGCTGGCGGCCTCGTGCGTCACGCAGAGCCAACTCTCGTCCTTCAAGAGTTTCATCAGGCGATCTCGCGTCTCCGCACTCTCCAGCCGCTCTTTTACTTCTAGGGCGAGGAGCGGGGTGAGTTTGGTGACCACGGCGCGGGCGAGAATTCGGCAGTCCTCGCGCGTCCGGGCGCGCAGCAGTTCACCTTGTTTCCACGAGCGGTTTCCGATCCCGTCGGGCATCTGCTCCCAGGCAAAGAGCGAATCCCCCGCCTCAGCGATCGCCCGTGCCGCAACCTCCACCTGTGGCTCGGCCGGGGGCTGCTTGCCGGGGACCGTTTCTCCCGTGCCTCGAAAGGCGGGGGCGCACGGGCAGCCGTCAACCAGGCACTCGCCGTTGACCGTCGCGGTCCCCTCGACGTGGTCGCGCCGGGCATGACCGCACCGGCACTTTTCGTCAAGCGGCACCTCCTGTAACTCGGCCTGTGGTGAGGGAGGCTGGGTAGAGGCGGCGTGTTCGCGCTCTACTTGGATCGACGCAAGCAGGAAGCAGGCGTCCTGGAATGCCTCCGAAAACGTCTCGCGGTCCTCTTCGGAGGCTTCACCAGACTCGACGGGGACAGCAGCGCGGACCAACGCGGCGAGTTGCTCATGGAGCTTCCCTTCTTCCTCCTCCACCCCGCCTCTGTTCCCTGGGACTGGCTGGGTGGAAAGGCGGTCGGCGAAGTGGGCGGGAAGAAGATCGTCTAGTCGATGCCACGGCCCATCTGGAAGTCGCCGCGCCCACAGGATTTGGTCGGAGTCCCGGCGAGCAACCTGGATCGTGTTGCCACCAGTGGATCGGGGTGGACTGACAGTCGCTCGGCCGAAGACGTAGCCCTCCAGGTCCGTGTCAGCGACGGCGAGGATCGCGTCCCGGTAGATCCGCTTTTCGGTGTAGAAGACCAGCGCGGAAGGCGAGTCGTGGCGGCCGGGATGATCCGCCTTCCACTCCTCCAGCTTCTTGGCCGCCTCGGCCTCTCTCGCTTCCAGTCGCTCGATGACCTCGTCGGCAAGACCGCACCGCTCGTAGTTTTCGAGGTCTTCCCCGCTGTTCCCCGGTGACTCCGAAACAGGCTGGGTGGAGGCGAGGCCAAGGACGACAGTTCCTTTCTCGATGCCCCAATCGCCATCGCCGAGGATGTAGGTGATCCGGCGGAGGCAAGAGCGGCCGGTGTAGCGGTCGTCCGTCTCTGGGTCCCGCTGCTTCAAAGACCGGTCGTACTCGCGCAGCAGGATCGTTTGGCCGACTTTGAACCAGCGATCCTCGATCTTGCGCACCTCGAACGGCTTACGGCCCGTCAACACTTCCTCGAAGTACGGCGGCCAGCATTTCAGCTCATGTGCGACCTCCTCCCCCAGTAGCTCGGGGGTGGACTGGCAGTCGGGGCAACCGGGGCACGGATCGTCAGTGCCGTCACGCTCGATCTCTTCGCGTCCCCCGCACCGTGGACCCGCGACTAACGCGTTGGCGATGTCCTCGATCTCGGCCTCAGGGTCCGCCGGGGGCTGGGTAAGAGCGGCGAGTAGTTGGCCGGCGGCATCCTCTATGCATGAGCGCGCCGGAACCTTCGCCTCGGACACCGGACAGAAGCGCCATGAGTCGAGGAAATCGATGATCACACGTTGCGGGTCATCGACCAGTCGCCCTACCCTGCTGTTTTTCTCCCCCCGTACCCTGTCGAGCTTGTTGTCTGCTTCGTCGCGATCCAGGCTCAACGCGCCCCCTCCTTCACAGGAGACTCCCTGAAGTCGAAGGAGGGCTGGCGGACCAGAAGCTCCAGGCGGTCGATCAGCTTGGAGGCGTCATGCGCCCAGAAGACGCCGACCGGGACCTCGATACCTACTTCCTTCGCCAGTTCGGCTATCCGGTAGCGCTGCCGTTTGGAAGCGGGGCGCCGGACAGGGCGGGTGTAGCGGGAGGGGCTCACGCCGCTTCGATCCCCGTGACGGGGAGCGCTTCCAGCTCGGAGATGAGGCGATCGGCCTCCCGTTCGAAAGCCGCCGCCGACTCCGCCGCCGACGCCGACCGCGCCGCCGACTCCGCCGACTCCGCCGCCGACCACGCCGACCACTCCGCCGACCACGCCGACCACTCCGCCGACCGCGCCGCCGACCGCGCCGACCGCGCCGACCACTCCGCCGACTCCGCCGACTCCGCCGACCGCGCCGACCGCGCCGACCACTCCGCCGACTCCGCCGACTCCGCCGACCGCGCCGACCGCGCCGACCACGCCGACCGCGCCGACCACGCCGACCACTCCGCCGACCGCGCCGCCGACTCCGCCGACTCGCGGTCACCTTTGCCTTCGAGCGCAGCGATGATCTGCTCGATGGCGGTGACTACCTCCGCCCGGATCGACTCGGGCCAGTTACCGCTCAGCGGCAGGCACTCCTCCTTCAGGCGGCGGATGGCAAGCCGGTCGGCGAGTCCCTCGAAGTCGGCTCCAACCGGGATTGCATCCAGGAAGCGCTCCGGCCAAGCCGCCATCTTCTCGTCGGGCAGGCCGGTGAAGATCCGCTCCTCGAGGTAGGCCAGCCACTCGGGGATGCCCCACTTGGTCGGGTAGAGGTGGTGGCCTCCGTTCGGGTCTTCGGTGATGCAGCCGACGGCGCAGACTTTGGTCTCGCCGTTCTTCGAGAAGTACTCGTCGCGAACGAACTCGCTGGCCTCCTTATGCATCCGGGCTTTGGCGACGGTTTCCTGCTTCAGCTTCTCGTCGCCGTGGTAGGCGCGCAGCTCTTCGGTTGCCGAAGTCATTTCACTCCTTCTTCCGGGGCAGCCGATGCCGCCTCCTTGGTGTGGGGGTCGGGTGAGGCCGGGGCGGGATGGCGCTCCAAGAAGGCGTTGGCGCGCTGTTCCAGGTCGGCCTCCCCGTCCTGCTCGTCGTAGGTTCGGGTGCGGAGGAACCCGACCAGTGCCGCGACGAGGGTGGATGCCTCGGTTAGCGGAGCCCTGTCGCTATCGAAGGCGCGGACGTGTTCGGCGAGCCGATTGCCGTAGGCGCTGACCCCGCAGGCGCGGCCGATGGTGGTCCCCCGCTCCCAGTCAATGCGAACCGTCACGTCCTCGGAATCGACATCCCGAAGGAATCTCTCGGCCTGCTCAGGCTCGAAGCCGAAGAAGACCGCCAGCATCTCGCTCGCTTTCTCCACATGCTTCTCAGGGCTAGTGGTCATGGTTGGTTCCCTTCGCGAGTGCAGTCAGTTGAGCCGCGCGCTCGGCGACTTCCTGCGCGTGCATTTCAGCGGCGGCGCGGACGTGACGCGGTGCGCCCCGGAACCAGATCGTCGCCCCGTCCGGCGTGCCATCGTGGGAGAAGTAGAGGGAGCGATCCCGCTTCGTCCAGACGAGTGAGCCCCGGCGGTTCCGGGCAGACCAACCCCAGCCGTAGATGCTGATGCGGTGGCCGAGCAGGCTCACCGGCGTGAGCATCTTGAAGCGCTCACGGAACGTCCAATGCTTTCCGCCAACTCCGGTCCACGGGCGCTTAGGGGAATGCGCTTCCCAGCCGCCGAACCAGGCGACCCACTTCACTGCTCGCCGCAGCTGTCCCTCGTCTCGGTACCAGTACTCGCCGTTCCAGCGGTACGCCGTAAGTCGGGCCATCAGTCTTCCTTTCCTTTAGTAGGGATTTGCACGGCGATGGCGGCGTCCTCCGGGTCGATGACCAGCTCGGCCAGCACCTCACTCGCCCGCTCAAACATCACGTCGGGAATGTCGAGGTCAACTGCGAACGCTGCAGTCGGCAAGAAGCGGGCGTCGGTGTTGAGCGGCTCGTGGCTCGCCTTGACCTTGAGAGTCGCCGCAACCTTGTAGCCCGGGCTGTTGCTCCGCTTCTTCGTCTTCGCCACCCGCAGGTACACGCGGCATTTCATGAATCGTCAGTCCTTCCTTCAGTAGGGGAGTCGATGAGGAGGTGCTTCGGCCGGAGCTCAAAGCCAGGCGGAGGTGAAGGCATCCAGTCCATGACGCGTCGAAGGCCCTTCGTTTTGTTGTGGATTTCGGTACGCCCCCATCTGGTGAGCGAGTAGGAGTGGTAGCCGCCCTCATCTCTCGATTTGATCGCCGGACACTCCTTGCGCGCAAGCCTCTGGAGCCAGCTACCTACCTGCTGAGCGGTGAAGCGGAGGCCGAGGTCGCGCCGAAGGACCCCTGCAACCTCATCGGCCGTCAGGCGCGGAGGACGGGCGTGGGTCTCAAACCCGTGGCCGCCATGTAGGGCGATGGCGAGGACCAATGCGAAATCCGGGGGTCGCTTGGGCATCTCTAGTTGGGCTCCTGCTGGGTGGGGGCGACCTCGATTTGCCACATGGGGCGCGGATGCTTTGCGCGGGTCGTGCAGCGAACGAACGTGCCCTCTTCGTAACCGTGGATCTTGCACTCGACCTCGCTCGCGTCGCGGACGAGGACCGGGCGCATCAGCACCGGGCGACCGGCATAGGCTTCGAAAGCCGCGCACAACGCATCGACATCGTCATTGGCCGAGCGGTCCTGCCAGCCGAGCACTTCGTTGCCGTCGTCCTCGAACGGCTCTCCCTCGGGTTGCGGCCAGTAATCCCATTCGTGTTCCCGCACTTGCCCAGCCACCTACTCGGCCCCCTGCTTGGTGACGAGGATCTCGACCTCGATATCACCCTGCTTGAGCCTTATCGGGGTGCGTTTGAACGGGAGCTCGCCGTAGTGGGCCTTTATGAACCGGGCCGGGATCAGGTGGTGGGGGTCCTTCGGCCCCCAGCAGTTGTGGTCGGGGCGCCGGGGTCTGCCTTCGACGGCGTCCGCGAAGAAGCAGGGCCACTCGGTGACCAGTGCGCTGAAGCGGGAGTGGGCCTCGGCGAGGACTTTGGGCTCTGCCGCGCCGCCGCCCAAGGCGGTCGACCGGGCTTTCAGGGTCGGCTCGGCGGGTAGACCGCAGCCGGGTTCCGGGCAGCGAAGTTCGGACGAGGCCGGTTGGAAGCGGGTCTTCCACCGATGGCCGTTCGAGCAGACCTGGTTGCCCATCAGGCAGTCGCCTCCTGCCGTACCGGGTGAGCGGTCTCCCATTCCTCCAGATGACGAGCGACCACCGAGACCTGGCGGTCGGTCATCTCGGCAAGCGTCTTCGAATAGCCGGCGCCCGCCTCATCCATGATCCGGCGGTAGCGCTTCTCGGGGAAGCTCCGGTACGAACGGATCAGCTTGTGCATCGAGCAGTTCCGGAGGTAGTCCGGGATCTCGCCGCGAAGCACCTCGACGAGCGAGATCCGGCCTGCCTTCACCTCACGCAGGAAAGCTCTACGGGCTTCCTTGACGTACTGCGCCCGCTCCAACGCAGGCATGTACTGACTGGGGGGCGGGACGTACATCTAGCGCTCGCCTCCTGCGATGATCAGCGCGTCACGCACCGTTTGCCGCACCTCGGCAAGGTCCCGCAGCTTCTTCTCGAAGAGGCCGGTGATGTTCGGGGCGCGGTCCTGAGACTGGACGATCTCGCGGGCTTCGCGGGCGGCAGCAAGACACAGGTCGGGCTCGTACTGAGTGAGCGCGCTAGCGATCGCGTCGCCGCGGGGAGCCGGCCAAGGGTTACCGAAATCGTTCAGCCCAAGCGAGTCGATGCCACCCTGTAGTACCGACCACACTTCAAGGTGAACGCCGTTTAGGGAAGGGCTATTTACACTCTGGGAAGTCAACGGCCCTACCCTTCCTCTAAAGCTCTGTGCTCTATAGCTAGCATCGAAATTGCATCGGTTTTCGCCTGCGACCGGTGTACGGTTTGTATGCGTTCGCATAATGCATTCGCAATGCGTCGGTAATGCGTTCGCATCAGGCCGCGTCCTTCTCGTCGGCGCGTTCCTGGCGCACTTTCTCCCAGCGGGCCTTCGCTGATTCGCTGGCCGTCTTCGACTTGCTGCGAGCGTCTTCCCTCACTAGCTCCTGCTTGGGGTTGACGAGTTCCTCGCCCCCATCGGACACGAACTTGTGACCAAAGGCTTTCTCCAGCTTGCGAAGGCGCTGCGGGTTGGCGGATACGAAACGTGCGCGCTCCTTCAGATCCGCCGGAATCCCCTGCCTCTTCCACGCGAACAGCAGAAGCTTCCAGTAGGCACCGAACTCCTCGTCGTCCAGCCCCATCTCCTGCATGTCGTTCAGGGCATCGTCCACCCAGAGCTTCATGAATGGGAAGTCGCTCGCCATTCACCGCGCCCACTCGTTCGGGTGGCCGTTCTTACGCTCCTGTTCCATCCGCGCGTAGGCGTCGTCACAGGGCTCGTAGCGGTCTTTGGTGGTAAGGGCTTCCGCACTGCCCTGGCTCATCCCGAAGGACTCCAGTGCGGCCTGTTGGCGATCCTCCCGACGAAGCGCTGCGATAGCTGCCTCCTCCATGCGGAGGTTGTCGGGATGGTCCTTGTCGAGACCTCTGCCGGCGGGGCGCATCTAGAGCTCGCCCTCGAGGTTGGTCTCGCGGACGACGACGATCGGCTTGAACTCGTGCGGAGCCTGAGCCGCACGATCGCGCTCGGCCTCTTCGAGAGCTGCGCGCTGTTCGTCGTCAAGCTCAGCAGGTTCCAGGCCGACGAGAAGAGGTTCTGAGACCGGCCACGCGTAGGAACGGATCAGGTCGAAGCTCGCCTCGGCTCTGTCGAGCGCAGTTCGCTCGTCAACCGTCACCAACGGGTGCTTGAACCCCATCAGAGCGCCCTCCGCGCAGCCATGATCTGCGTCCAGAGGCGACGGCGCTCCAGCAAGCGGTAGCCGGCGACGGCCCGGTCGAGAAGCGCCCAGAGAATGAGTGCGACAGTGGCTCCTTTGGCGATCACGTAGCAGAGCCACGCGGGGAAGAAGACGATTTCGAGGAGGACGCCCAGCATCAGACGTGCGCTCCCTGGATCTGCCTAGCGGTGACCGTCCTACCGTCCCGGTCTTCGTGGCGGATCTCCTTGCCTTTGCTGAGGCGTTCAACAACGACGCTGAGGTCGAGATGAGTCGAGATTTCGTGCTGAAAGAGGACCGCTGCCTGCTCAGGCTCCTGGCACTCGAAGCGCTCCGGCTGGTAGGCCACCGAGAACTGCTTGGCGATCGGGTCGGTGATCTCGACCACGTACATCGCTCAGATCACCCCTGATAGAAGAAGTTGACTAAGCAGGTAAAAGAACGGGGCTAGTGTCCAGACGATGAAGATCCGAGGGAGAAGCAGCGGCGTCATCGGAACGCCCGCTTCCCGTCGTTGCGACGGCGCAGAAGGTCGTCAACCCCGCGCTGGCTAATCGCCGTGTCCTCCCAGTAGGGGCGGCACATGCCTTTGCGGCAGGCTTCAACGAGCTGCTTGCCTGCCGCTGCGTTCCCTTCGCGCGCTCGCTTCTCGAGGACTGCCGGCGGGATCACGCGAGGACCTTGCTCTTCCGATAGGCAGTGATCGTCCGCCCCGTGCGCTGGTCTTCGTGCCTGATCTGGGCACCCCGCTTCAAGAACAGCTGCTCGGGCTTGGTCAGCGGCCTACCCAGCTCTTTGCAAAGACGAAGGACGAAGTCCCCCGGCTCTACCTCAGTTCGCTCGTAAGGCTTTCCATTCGAGCAACGGGGGTTGGAGGTCTCGATGACGAAGGTCATGAGGCTTTCGCAAGCCCTGCCTCGAACTCGTGGCAGCGATCTTCGAGCGCGAGAAGAAGTTCGGAGTTCTTCGAGCGACGGCGGGTCGACGCCATCGCCTCGACCCGCTCGTTCAGGTCCTCTGGAACGCGAACCTGAAACCTGATAACCGCGTGCTGCTCTTCCTGTTTGACTGCCACGGTGCCACTATAGTGCTTGCACAGGGCATGTCAAGGGCGCTTTCACAAAAACCCGTTGTTCCGGTTAGTTTCCGTTCCGCAATGGCTGAGCGGGGCGCTGTCGACACGGCGCGCGGAGAGAGAATCGAGCGCCTGATGACCCGCCAGGGTTGGCAGACGAACTCGCTGGCCCGGGTGATGCGGGTCCACCGCAACCGGATCAGCGATTGGAAAGCCGGGCGACCAATAAGTTCGGATGCACTGGAACGTTTAGCCGTCGCCCTCGAAACCACCCGCTTCTATATCGAGACGGGCCAAGGTGACGCCCATTACCCTCGCGGCCTACCGCCCGCTCTTCTGCTCAAACAGTTGGCAGATGCTTTGGGTCTAGACGACGCAGACGCATAGCCTGCTGCCGCAACTCACCTTCCGGCAGACGCCGCCACCAGCGTTCCGCCCACTCGCCTAGCTCTTCTTGGGCTAGGCGTTCAACCGTTTCCCCGTCAAGCTCCTCGGCCGTCTCCGGTTGTCCTCCCCCATCTGCCACTCGGGCGCTCCCCTCAGTCTTGAGTGCTGCCAATCGCCCCAATGCGGCGAAGTATTCACGCAGTCAAACGAAGACGAGGATGTTCGTCAAGTCCCGAAAATCTTCGGCACCCGAGATTTCTCGGACTTAGCTGTCCGAAACGTCATCGGCGGCTGAGGGAAATGAGGTCAAGCCGGTAATCAGATGGATCGGGCTCTCACCGGTCGCCCCGCGACGCTTTGCGCTTCGTAGCCCAACCTGGACCACCTCCTCATAGGCGCCGTCAAAGATCGCGTTTATTTCCTGCATCCCCTCGCGATCAACCCAAATCGGCAGGCGAATCAACACATGATCAGGATCTTCGTATGCCTGAGCTTGGACTGCACGGGCGGTTTCATCGTGAAGTTGCCGGACGGTGCCCGTAGTCTGAATTGCTCGCTCATGGGGAGGCATTTGTTCCCAGTCGGTTGCGCCGAACAACGTGCGGCCCGAGCGGTAAAGCCACACGTAGCCACCGGTCGGGAGCGGGCGCTTTTCAACGGCTTCGACTAGTCCTGCCTTCTTCAGCACTTCGACCTGATCCGTTAGGCGCTTCCGTTTCACGCTCAGCTTGGTCGCCAATTCGGTAAGCCCCCAAGGGCGTTCCCCCATATGCATGTAGATCGCGTGCCGGAGCGGGTGAGCGAGCATTTTGTGGATCGTTGGATCAAGCCCCGCCGGAGCCTGGGCATTAGTGCTCACGATGTTGTCCGACCTTCGCCCCATCCTGAAGTCCGCAAGACCCCGGACCCCAAAGGGAGGTGAGCGATTTGATACTCGACGTGGCTGCTTTGCCCCTGCCGGCTCTTTCGACCTCGAAGAGCACCTGATCCCCAGCCCGGCCCCACGGCCAGGCGGGGCCGACTCAAATTTCCTTTCCCCATAGCGGGAATCCTAAGCGCTCTGCGGGGAACCCGCAGGTTCCCTAAACGAAGCGCTGAGGCAAAACGTGAACGGCGTCTATAGCCTGAACGGCGGGTCAAGGGGCAACCTCCTTGGCTCCATGCCCCCGGCGTTGTGAGCGCGCGGGGGCGCTTTTGCGAATGGCGCGATACTAGCGGCTTTGGGTATTGTCGCGGTCGTGGAGGGGAAGAAGCTCGCAGCGCTTCTGGTCGGCGTCTGCGTTATCAGCGCCTTGATCGGCAGCGGACTCATGTATCTCGCAAAGCAGGGGCCGGAAGGTCCAGCGGGTCCAGCGGGCGCGCGTGGCCCTCAGGGGGTCAGAGGCTTTTCTGCCGACGAAGAAGAAGCTGAACGCGCCCTCAACGATGTGCAGGACGTGGAAAGCCACCTCGAAGACCTCGAACGCGAAGTCAACGAACTCTGGGGATACCAAGGCGAAGCGGAAGCGCAAATCGCAGAACTCGGTGGGCAGGTAACGAACAACACCCAGGCAATCTCCGGGATGTGCGTGACCCTGGAACTAACGGGCTGCCCCTAGAACGCAATAAAGCCCCCCGCCTTTCGACGGAGGGCTGGAAGTCCAAAATCTGGAGCAACTTGGAGTTGACTTGGATTTAGTCGAGGGGCTAAACCGTTCTAAAGCCGGTTGTGCCCCACAAGGTCCGGCATGTGGGCTAGCATCCTGGATGCACGTGTGAGTGGAGCTGGGGGGATTCGAACCCTCGACCGAGCCGTTTGACAGTCGGCGGTCCCACCAAGGCAGCCCCAGGGTTTTGCGGTCGAGCCGGTCTCTAAAAGGGCCGGCTCACCGGTTTCCGGCACTAAAAAAGCCCCCTCCCGGAGAAGGGGGCTGAGGGTCAAGCAGTGCTCAGGGCCACTCGGCCTCGGCCAGCCAGCGGAGCTTTCCTCGAGCGGGCCACCAGGCCAGGAGGGCATCGGCCCCACAGAGCCTCGCCGCCTCCGAGAGCCGCTTGCGATCGGCAGGCAGGAAGTGGCTGTAGGGGCTGATCGTGGACTTGACCTCGATGAGGCGGGGCCTGCTGCCCTCTCGTAGGGCTACGACGTCGGCGACGCCGAGAGAGCCGGGAGCGCGGAAGGCGAACCAGTCTTCGTCCCGCAGGACATCGACTACGCGTCTCTCCCGATCGTGCCCGCGTCGGCTCACCCCACCTCCTCTACAGGACGAGGGCGCCAATGCTCAGCGGTCGGCTCGTCGCAAGGGGCGCGCTCGACGTGTTTAACCGGCCCCGGTCCACCCCGATAGTCGGTGAACAGCGTCAGGTTGACCGTCCCGTCCTCGTTGATCCTGTGGACGATCGCGGGGAACTCTCGGATCGAGCCGCCTCCGTCTCCCGACATCAGCTCTGCATAGAGAACGATTTCGCAGAACGGATAGTCGCTTGAACTCATCGGGGGAACACCAACCCGAAGGTGAAGGCGCCGAGGGTTGCGAGGCCGCCGGAGATCGGGGCCGTATCGACTCCGGTCAGCGCCGAGATGGTCCAGCCGATGATGCCCCCGAGGGCGGCTCCGGCGGTTGCGGCAGCGGTGGTGGTTTCGTTAGGCATTGGTCATCCCTTCTTGGGCGAGTAGATGTAGTAGCGCTCGGTTTCTCCGGAGCCGAAGAGGTGCAACGTTCCGAAGTCCACGGGGCTTGAGCCGTGGCCCGAGGTGCGGTCAGGAGAGTCCTTGGAGGGCGTGAACGCCTCCGTGTGGTGCCCGACGCCTGAGCCGTAGACGATGTAGCCCCAGCCCTTCTTGCGCAGCCCTGCGAGGCTCGTCTCCTTCCACCCGTTCGACTCAGAGATCAGCGTGCCGGTGTAGCCGCCGGTCCAGTTCGACCCGTTGGGGTCTCCCAGCTGCGCAGCCTTCGCCCAGCCAGTGACGGTCGAAGAACAATCGGATCGGTGCCCGTACTCGGGGCCACCGACGAGTTCGTGATCGATGTCCCAGGATCCCGACATGCTGTAGAAGTTCCGGCGCTTACCGTTCGAGCAGTTGGCGACGGAGGTCAGGCATGCGAGGAACCAACGTTGTTTCGGAGTGCCACCTTCAATCTTGTTTCCGTTGACCTTCGGCCGGAGCTTCTTGATCTCGGCCTGGAGCTGGTCCTGGTCGGCTTCCAGTCCTTTGATCCGCTGCGTCAGCTTCCTGATCACTCCGAGCCAGTACTGCGCTCTGAGGTGGTTCTTGTAGGCGACATGGGCGTAGCGGTTCGCCTGCTTGATCGCTTCTTCGGCCTTGACCTGGTTCACCCCGGAGCCGAGCTTGAGGAAGCTGTCAGCTCGTTCCTGGGCTTTGACCTGCTGGCTGTGGGCCTTAAAGGCGCGCTTGCGGTTTGCCTTGTACCTACGCTGAGCTCGCGCCAGGAGTTTCTGGTTCAAGCCGAGCTTTTCTGCCACCTGACTGAGCAGGTGCTTTAGACGGGCCACTTGGCCCTCCTTTCGGTTATGGAAGCCGCGGAGCGGCTAGCAGGCGACGACGCTCAGAGCGTCGATCGTGCGTTCTTGGTTCTGCAGGCTTTCCCGCAGGGTGCTCACCGGGATTCCGGGGATTCCCTTCGGGTGCTCGCGGAGGAAAAGCCGGGTGCCCTGGGTGCGGCTTTCCAGGTCGGAGGTGAGGGCGCAGATGGCCTCGTGGGTTTCGGAACCTTCGTTGCTCTTGTGGGTCAACAGGTAGGCGCCGCCTGCGACCACGACAACGAAAAGAGCCACGCTGATGACGAACGCTGCGATGGCGATCTTCAGCCCTTTGACGGGTCCGACCCGCACCCGGTCCATCAACCGGCCCCGGCCTGGAGGATCACGGCTGCCAGCATCAAGACGAACGTCGTAAACGACGCAGCCGCAGCCCAAAGCCCTCTTCGAATCCAGACCATTTCACTCCTCTGCTCTTCCCGGGCCTTGGACAGTTCGCGTTTCATCTCCCCGATGTCCTCACGGATTTCCCGGACCTCGGTACCCGTGACCTTGATTTCGGTCTCGTGGCGGGCCGAGTGGTTGCGGAGTTCGCTGACCGAGCGATGGCTTGCGTCCAACCGTTGCTCATGGGTGCGCAGTCGGACCTCTATCGCGCTGGCCTCCATCAGCCGCCCCCATATTGCCCGACGCCTGCCGAGTACTGACCCGGCCCAGAGCTGTATTGGCCCTTGCCACTGCTGTATTGCCCGCCCCCTGAGCCATACTGGCCCTTCTTCGTCGGTTCACCGTTGGGTCCGGTTTTCCAGGCGTCTTCGACCGCCCGCAGGAGTTCCTTCTGCTGTTCGGTAAAGGGGCGCTCAGCAGGCAAGAAGGGCGCCTCTTTGCGCTTCACGTAGCCGCTGGCACTTTCGGCTTTGTGGATCTCGTGCAAGACCTTCGGCAGAAGCTCGGGGCGCGGCCTGCCGCTCTTGCCATAGAGAAGTTCCTGCACGAGCTTGGAGTCGAAGGGACCGGGAATATCCCCTTCGCCGTACTTCGTGTCGAATTCCTTTTCGAGCTTCTTCGTATTCGCGTACTGCTCTGCGGTCTGCCCGATCAGGGGGTTGCCTACCGAGCGCTCCGTTCGCAACGGGTCCTGGGCAGCGAACGCTTGGGCAGCGGGGCTGGCGCTTTCCCCCAGTTTGGGCAGGCCGAGGAATCGTGCCAACGGCGAGAGGTTGGCGAATTGCCGCGCCGCGTAGGCGAGGCCGTTTTCACCGATGTCCTGGCCGGTGTAGCCGGACTTGCCGAGGGCGGCTTCCGCTGCGATGGCAAGGGGCGGCTGGACCTCGCCGATCAACTGCGAGGGTTTGCCAGTGACGAGCGACTGCTGCACCGTGGAGAGGCCCGGGAAGGTCCGGACGCCCGCCGGGAGAATGGTCGGTTCCTTGCCCTCGCCGCTCTGCACCACCGGCATCGTGTAGTCGAGGACGCCCGGGACTGCGCCTTTGGTCGCGGCTATCTTCTGAAGCTCCTGCGCATTCACCTGACCCAGAGTCGCCAGCGCCGTGGCAACCACCGGATGGTCCATCGGGAAGTGGTAGAGCATCCACAGCACGGAGTAGCGCTGGAAGGGGTAGAAGATCGTCAGCGGCGCGAAGTGTTTCTCGAAGACGGTGAAGCTGTTCCAGTTGCCCGCCATCGCGTTCATGTCTTTCATGAACTGGTCCCCCAACTTCGGGTGGGCGGCGACGTAGGCCATCCGCTCTGCCGGGGTCATTCCCTTCATCTCCTCGATGGCGCGGTCCATGTTGGCGAACATGTTGCTCGCGGCGTGGCGCCAGAAGTTGAAGCCTTTGGAGGCTCGGCGGAAGTCGCCCTCCACCTTTGCCATCCCGGCGACCTCCCGGAAGAGCCCGGCTCGGGAGCGGTCCAATTGCCCGAGCTTCGAGCCGTTCACTACCTCCCAGGCATGGCGCCACACCGATTTGCCGCCGGCAGCCCGGATGGGGTTCATGTAGCCCTCTGAGCGCAGTGCCTTGATCGACGGCGCCCCCAGCACTCCTACGGAGGAACCGACCACGGCCTTGATCTGGGCCTGATCCTCGGCGTCAAGTTTCGCAATCTCGCGCAGGTTGGCAATCGCGCGTGGGATATGAACGACATTCCGGCCCAGGGCAGCAGCCAGCGGTAGCCCCTCCTGCGGAACCTGGATCAGCGCGAAGGCCGGAGAGTTGAGGATCGTCCTCGTGGCGAAGTTGGTCGAGTGGGCGAAGAACTTGGTCACGCGCCCGAGCGGTTCCATGTGGCCCATCAGCTCATGAATCGCTGCGCCGTCCATCGGCGCGAACTTCTCGCCCTTGGCGCCCTGCATCGCTTCGACCTCTCCCGCGAGCTCTTCGCCTGCCGAGAGTTTCTGCCCGTGTTCGACCTCTGCCATGAGCTGACGCTGGAACTCCTCGGGGCTCATGTGGTTCTCCCCTTTGAGAAGGGCTTTCAGCATTTGCGGGCGGACGAAGATCGTTCCGTCCGGAACCTTGTGGGCGTTGATCGCCTGCTCCACCTGGCCCTGGGTGAGGAAGCGTTTGCCTTCCACCTTGCGGGTGGAGCGATCAAAGATCCGCTCGAGCCCCCGCACCGTCGCATCGCGCGCTCTTGGGGCTTCTACCGAGTGGTGCAGCAGCGACTCGAAGCCCGACTCGGCGTTGCCGCTCTGAGCCGCCAGCCCCCGGGAAGGCCAGACCTTGCGGAGTGGCAGCGAAGCGCCGTAGTTAGGGGCTTTGTCCTCGCCCTTGAGGCCGGAAGGGACTTTGTTCGCCACGTAGGCTGCGGGTTTGCGGAGTCCGAGCCGTTCAATCTCCGGAAGAACCTCCTGGACGAAGGCTTTCTCCTGCTCTGGATTCCATGCAACCGCCCGGGTAGTCGAGACCCCTCCCTCTGCCCCGCCGTGCTCAGGCGGGCGCATCAGCCCGTCCATCGACTTCAGGAGTGCCTCGCGCATCTTCAGCGCCCGCGTCTTGCCCGCGCCCTCTACCTGCTTCAGGCTTTCGGCGTAGTCGAGGGCTTCTTTGCGACTCCACCGGTCGGTGCGTTTCGGGACTGCCTTCTTCAGCAAGGCTGCCGTGTCCGAGCCGACCCGCTCCTCGGGGAAGAGTACTGGAAGTTTGCCTTCCTCCTTGCGGATGGGATTGATGAGGTTGTGGACTTGGGCTAGGTAGCGGTGGCGGGCCGAGGTGCCTACTGCCTCGGATTGGCGCTCGAAGGCCGCGGCCGATCCGCTCAGGGCCTCCCCCCGCTTGCCCTGGAACATCTCCGGGTGATCCACGATCCACTGTGCCGAATGGCGGTCGAGATGCACGCCCGCCGGGATGCTCTCGGGCTTCGCGTCTCCATAGCCCCTGAGTAGGCGGTGGGCGTAGTCCACGGAGCGCTGGTCAAGCGGCAGGCCGTGTTTGAGGATCACCGCCAGAGCGTCGGAGTCGTTCTGCTGGGAGCGGTCGACGCCCTTGGAGCGGCGCAGCGGCTTGGCGATCGCCTTCGCCTCTCGTTTGCCCGCGTATTCGGCCTCTTCCTGCATCCGGGCCACGGTGCGGGCCGTGTGGTGTCGAGAGCGCTGCTTCTCGGTCAGCTTGCCGACGCCACGGAAAACGTAGTTCTCCCCCGGCCGCGAAGAGTCGGCGACGGGCTGGCGGATCTTGCCTTTGAGCCGGCGCTTAGGGACGAACCGCCCGGCCTCCTTCGCGGCTGCCTCCTTGGCGATTCGCTTCTCGCGGGTGCCGGCGCGCCTGGTCTCGACGGTGGCCCGGATCTTGCCACGCACAGAATCCTCGTAGAGGCTCGTGCCCTTGGCCTTTCGCACAAGGTGAGGGACTGGGATGAAGGGGACCAGGCCGGTTTCATGGAGCGTCGTCTGCTCGACCTTCTTGGGGTCTCCAGAGGCGAGGTTCGTTGCCATCTGCTTCGTGCCCTCGTAGAGAGTCGAAGCCTCCTTGGTGAGCGGGTCCGTTGAGCCGGTCCGGGCCGACTTGACAGCCGCCCCCCCGACCGCGAGCGGAGCCGTGAGGAAGCCGAGGACGCCGTGCCCCGTAGTCACAGCTACCTGCCCCGGGTGGTTCACGGTTGCAGCTGCGGTTCCCTCGAGGAACGCCCGCGCACGCTGCCCTGGATCGAACCCGTTCACTTCGACCGCGCCCGGGGGCAGTGCTGCGGCAGCCGGGACGCCCGCTTTGACCGGGTGCTTGACGACGGTCCTCCCTGCTCCTCGAGCGGTGGCCCTGCGTCCCTCGGAGGTCGCTACCGCTTTCTTCGCAGTCCGGGGAGCAGCCTTGACCTGACGCGCTTTCTTCCCGGGGTACCTCTTCGCCCGCTCGGCAGCCTGCTTAGGCGCTGCCTTGACCTTCGCGACGATCTTCGCCCCGGCCTTCTTCTCGACGGTGCTGACGCCTTTTTCAAGCGCCCTCTCGCCTGCCTCCTTTGCCGCTGCGCTCCCTAGGGCTTTGGCTCCTGCCTCCACCCCGGCCTTCGCGAGCCCTGCGGCTCCCGTGACGATCGTCGCGGCTTCGATCGCATGGGTTATGTCTTCCGGTTCGCCGAGGTTTTCGTGCCGCTTGAGATAGTCGAGCTGCTGTTTCTCGTAGGCCCTGGGCGCGTATTTCTTCAGGATCTCCGGCGGCGGTGCAGCTCCGGTCCTGGCAGCAGCAGCGGTGACATGCGGGTTGTTCTTCGGCTTGTAGGCAGGCGGCAGGACAATGAGCGCTCCCGGCCGCTTCGACTTCGCGGCCTTGGCCTTGCTCTTCTTCGGCTTCGACGGGGGAGATGAGTTCGGCACGTAGACCGTCACCGGGGTCTTGGTCTTGTGTTCCTTGACCGTGAGATCACCAGAGGTGCCCCCGCTCTTGCGGGAGACCTTGGGGCGGGTTTCGGATTTCTGCCGTCCCTTCCCCGGGACGAAGACGGTGTGGCCGGTTCTAGCGGGCATCTACGGGAAGGGCTGGGGAACGTTGAGGTCGGGTTTCGGCGGGTGGCGCTTCAGGTAGCGAGCGACCGCCCAGCGGGCCTCTGCCGGGCTGACTTCGCTTTCCTTGGCCACTTCGCGTTCGAGTTCGGCTCGGGCGGCAGGGTTCTTCGGGTAGCCGTGGGCCTGGATGAAGGAGTGGACCGTGGAGAGGGCGTTTTCCCGGCCTTCGCGGACATCGTTCCTTTCGCTACGGGTCTTCCCGCCGTGCTTGCCTTCGTTCTTCGCCTTGCGGTTCTGGTTGTGCTGTTCGGCGTTTTCGTTGTGCTGTGCTTCGTTGGCGCGTCGGTTGTCTTCAGCTTCCAGGTGAGCCTTACGCTGGTTTTCGCGCCGGTCTTCCCCACGTTCGATCGCGCTTTCGCGCGCTTCCTGCCCGGCCTTTTGCTGTTCGATCCCGAAGGCACGTTTCTTCAACAGTTCTTCGCGGTAGCGGGCGCGGGTGGAGTTGAAGTTCTTGACGGCCTGGGCACCCTGCTCTTTCTTCGCCGAGAGGAGATCCTTTTCGTAGCCGTGTCGACGGGCTCCCTCGTCCTGCATCGATTTCACCCGCTGGCCGGCCCCGATCCGTCCCTGTTCGGTCAGATAGGCGAATTGGTTGGCGCCCCGGGCGGCAGTGGCGGCGCCCTGGACATCACCGGCGAAGTTGCGCTGAGCCTGAGCTGCGTTGGCCCGAGCGGTGATGGCCTGCGTAGGAGCTTCCACCCCACGAGCCGCGGCGGAGGCGGCGGCTTCCTGGTTCAACCGGGCGGTGTTCTGGGAGTCCAGAGCAGACGCCTGGCCGATCATCCCCTGAGTCTGCTGGGCGGCATCGGCATAAGCCTTCTGCGTAGCGTCGGTGGCTCCCTGGACTTTCTGCAGGTATTCGTTCCACCATCCCCCGACTTCGTTCTGACGCTTGGTGGAGGCTGCGATCTGCTGGTGGATCTGGCGCTTGACCGGAAGGTATTCGGGGCGCGTTTCAAGGTAGGACTGCTTGACTGCTTCCCGGCGGGTTTTCGGCGGTGCCCACCACGGCGGCGCGGGCTGTTTGTGCTGTCTCGGCGGGTGACCTGGATGTTTCATCCTGCTCATGCCTTCTTGCCCTTTCCGATGCCGTATTTCTTGCCCTTCTTGGTCTTCGCGTAGCTGCCGCCGCCCGATCCGCCACCGCCAGAGGGAGCCGAGGCGGTTTCGGGTTCGAGCGGTTCCTTTTCGGCCGCTTCGACCTTCTTCCAGGCTGCCTCTGCTTCAGCGCCCTTCAGTTCGTCCCCTGCGGCGAGTTCTTTCGCCATGAGTTCCTGTAGAGCGGCTTGGTAGGCCATCTTCAGGCTGTTTTCTTCCCGATCGTGGCCGGTGCGGTTGTAGCCGAGCTGGTTCTGCAGCGAGCCCGAGTAGAGGTGGCCTGCGCCTCCCAGAGAGGTCTGAGAAGCGCGGTTGTTTCGCTGGAAGCTCTGCTCCAGCTCGGCCGCGCGCGAATAGGGATTCGATGCGAAGCCGTTGAAGCCGGGGTCGAGGCCGTATTCCTGCTCAGTTCTTAGGCGGGCTGCGCCGATCCCGGTGAGTGCGTTGCCGTATTTGGCTTTCGCCGCGGCAAGCGAGGCTTCGTAGGCCGAGTCCCAAGGCGCCCCGGCCGGAGCTGCAGGAGTCGAGGCCGCGGGAGCCGCTTTCTGCTTCAGGCTTTTCGCGTACTCGGTGTTCTGGAGTTCCCCTTTGGGAGACCACTGGGGGGAACGTGCGCCCAGCGGGCGGCTTGCGCCAACGCCTACGCTCCCTCTTGGGGCTGCGGTCCCACCGTTGCCGCGGGCGGCTCTCGGCTGTGGTTTGACTGCTCTGGCTATTGCTGGCATCTGGTTAGGTCTCGGCTATCCATGAGAAGAGGATTTTCGTTCCGCCTGCGGGGGATATCCCCTGGACGTGTTCGCCCCTGAAGGTGATCGTGGTACTCGTGCTTGCCACCGCTGCGACGTGGACCGCCGGGTTTGACGAGGCGATTGCGGGGAAGACTTCGGCGGTTCCGAGCCCGTGGCTCACCGCTAGTTCTTTCGTCAGCGGCGATCCCCCGGGGAATTCGACTTCGGCCTTGCCGCGGTTGATCGTCCTGCTCGCAGGCGTGGGGTTCTGGGGACTCAGTTCCTTCGCGGATTTCCCAAGATCCTCGGCCTGGAGCGGGAACCTCTGGCCTACCTGGCGGAAGTTCTGATCCGTTGCCTGGTCGTCTACTGCTTGCAGGGGGAGGCTCAACTGGTCTAGGCTCCTTTGCCGTGAAGTGGCTTGGTTTCTTTCTGGCGCTCGGGCTGCTGCTTCCGGCGGGGGCTCAAGCGCAGACGACGATCATTGCGCCGCCGGGGTCAGGGTTCCCGTACCAGCGCTGGGTAGACGAAGCGGCGATGCCGACCCCCGACCTATCCATCAGCATCATCGAAGGTGACAGCGAAGGGGAAGGATGGCCCTGCCATGTGCCCTATGCCCCCAAACCGCTGGCAGCGTGCGCTTTCGTGGAACAAGGCACTGCCTATTTCGACCCGCTTGGTGGTGAACCTCGCTTCACGCTCTACCACGAGCTTGGACACTTCGTTGACGTTGCGACGCTGACCGACGCTGATCGTCGCTGGTTTGCCGATTTCATCCGAATGCCGGTTGATCCGTGGCTCTCAGAAGTAACCCACAACACTGCGGGAGAGGACTTCGCAAGCGTCTATGCGACCTGTCTACGGTTCGGGCTGCGCGTCCGATTTACTCAAATGGAATTGGAAGACGGGCGCTACATCTACCCCAAGCGCCACTTTCGTCTCTGCCGTTGGATTGAGCGGGTGACCACGGCCACTACGCAGCAAGCAGTAAGTAGCTCAGCCGGGTAGCAAACGTTCGCGCTTTCGCAGTTCCTTCCCCGTTCTTCTTCGCACGCATTTTGACCGTGTGCGTGGCAGCCGTGAGACTGAGGGCATACGTTTGACTCGCCGAATTTCTCAGAGCATCAACCGTCCCGAGCGACTTCTTCGAAAAGATGGCGCCAATTGATTGCTCGCTTTCGGAATCGACCTTGAGACTTCCGACTGCTTCAACAACCGCCCCCGGCGTGGCCACCGTTTCGACTTCAAAGTCGAAGACAGCCGTCACCAGCAGGAGGCTCGCTACTGACGGCGTAATTTCCAGTTTCGCTCCCGAAACGTCTGCATAGCTGGCGGTCAGCGTAGATTCGCCGCTCGCCGTTATCACGCCTGCCGTTGGTTTGAGCTTCTTGGACGAAATGGCACCATCGGCGATGCCCCCTTCGCCGAGTACGTTTTCGCCGTTCAGGAGTTCATTCAGTCGTTTAACCGCAGCGACGACCTTCGGGTCGGCGGTTTTGTTGAATTCGCCGATCGCGGGGACTTCAAGCGTGCCTGCCAAAGTGGTCCTCTCTTAGGCGTTAAGGGTGGCTGGTTTGCGGGTCTCTCGCTGCATGTGGTCAACTCGATGGATCGACCAGGGCTGATCCAGGATGGAGTTCGCGAAGTAGACCGAGAAGGCCGTGCCTCTAACCGCGACACGCCGATGAGCCACAACGAGGTCTGAGGCCACGTCTCCAAGGAACCCTTCGCCCCCGAGCATCCCGCCCCCTCCCTCGGTGCTCCCCGTGGAGCCCGACATGTCGAGCGCGGTAACGCCCGCCGGCTGGATCGTGAAATCGTGGTCGAGCCCCATGCCGACTTCCCCCGTCCCCCAGACCTTCGAAGCCCGGATCGTCTTAACGTCCGGACTACCGAGGTCGAACCATCCCGAGCGCCAGTAGGAGGAGATCGCGGAGCCCGCGTCGTTCGTGAAGCTAGAGGAGTGGCGGGCGACCTTGTTTTCTCCAGAGGCGTAGCCGAAGATCAGCTCGGGAGCCGAGCCGATCCGGAAGGAGGCGAGGGCTGCGGCCGGGAACGAGTAGAGGGACCACCACTGCCGTTCGGGGTCGTAGACCAGCGTCCGGCTGTTGGCTTCAGCGGTCGGGTAGCTCAGGTAGAGCCTGCCGCCGTGGATCGTCGCCGCGCAGTTGGCGATTGACCCGTGGGCCAGGACGCCTCCCGTAAAGAACGGGGAGGCGTCCCCCGACCAGATCGGTTCCACCCTGCCGCTGATCGGTTCCGGGGCCTGCCCGGTGGTTCTGTAGATCCCGTTGCGCCCCATGAAGTAGACGCCGCTGGAGTCCGCGCAGATCGTTCTGGGCGCGGCGCAGCCGATCCCCGTGTCGACGGTGCGGTAGTTGAAGACCGGATTACCAGCGGAGTCCGTTGACTCCCCGTAATAAACGAAGAACCGGCTTTCCTTGAATACGAAGACGAATTCGCCCCAGGCGATGGCGCCCTGGATCGCCTCGCCGTCTCCTGGGGTCAGCTGGTCGGAATTGTTCGGGTTGGCTTCGGTGCCGGCGGTCTTCCAGGCTTCCGGGTTGCCTTCCTCCGCGAACCAGACATGGCTCGGGGAGGAGGTGGCGCCGGAAGGCCCACCCGTCGTCGTGGAAAAGCCCGTGGCAAGAAGACGGTTCCCTGCCGAGGCGAGAACCGCTAGATAGCGAGCCTTGGGCATCGCTTTCGCCGCTTCCCCGTTCACCGTGGCCGTAGGGGCGCTCCATGCCGCCCCGCTCCACTTGCGGATCGTGTCCGTCCCGTTCCCCGCGTAGGCAGTCTCTGAGTTCGGGGTGCCGAACCGGCAGAAGTCCCACGGACCCCCGGAGAGACCGGTAGCGGAGGCGACGACGGCTCCTGCGGTGCTCAGAGCCTCCAGGCGCGTACCGCAGCCTGCGAGGAGTTGCTTGGTCCCTGAGGAGGTGTAGAAAGGTTCGAGCGAGTCGGCGCGGTTCGTGAGGGCTGAGCCGGTCAGTGCTGCAGATCCCGGGCGCTGTTCGATCGCGCCCCGATCAGTGAAGGTGACATTCAAAGCGTCGATGCACTCGGAAGCCGAAACCGCGTCGGCCTTGTCCGCCAGGTTCAAGCCGCCGCCGAAGGCATCAAACGGCCAGCTCGTGTACCCACGGCCGGGCATCAACAAAAGGGGTCGGGGTTGGTGACCGCGATGAATTCGCTCGGCCCGTCCCTGTACACGTCGAGCAGCGCTTCACGCATCCGCTGGAGCCGTCGCTGGAACGCTTCTTCTGCGTTGCGTTCGAGTTCGAAATCGTCTGAGTCCGCGTAGGCCCGGGCCACTGCTCCGTCCACTATCAGCGAGTGGAAACGTTCGGGAAGGAGGGGCACGGCTGAGCCGGAGAGCCTCGGCGGCACTTTGTAGTAGCGCCCGGAGAGGACGGCCGTCGAAGAGGTCGGGAAGGTCTTGATCTCCCCTTCGGAGACGTAGTAGTAGCTCGGCGTGCCTTCTTCTTCCAGGTCTACGCTGGAGTCCGTGAGGAGGCGGGGGTCGAGCGGTTTGAGCTTGGTCTGCTCCGTGGAGTTGAGGAGGTAGGCGATGCTGCGGAGGTCAGAGACTGCCAATGGCGCAGTGCCCGAGAGCGGGGCTTCGAGGAACGGCCAGTCCTCTGCGTCGCAGATGTCCACCAGGTAGGCATCGTTGAGGTAGCCGAGAGCCTTGGAGGACGAGTGGTAATCGAAGCCCCGACCCTGATATTCGGCTATGAGTTCTTCAGCGGTCAAGCCCTTTTCCTCTTCACCATCTGACCGTCGTCGCGATAGATCCGCCCGGGGACGCGCCAGCCTGCCTTGAGGTCTTCCTTAAGCACGTCGCGCTCCTGCTCCTTGCGCAGTGCACGGTCCTTCCGGCGCTTTGCTGCTTCGCGCTCTCCGCGCGTGAAGACCCGCTGCGCTACCTCCGGTCGGCGCATGTCCCGCTCGGCCATTTCCATCACCACCCGAGCATCGGGCTCGCGGTAGCCGCCGTCGGGGGTCGTGATCGGGGCGAAGAAGGGGATTGGCCCCTTTTTGCGGACGTGCCAGCGGCCCGGCACCGCCCCGGGCGGGAGAGCATCCGGGACGGCGTCGTGCCGTACGAAGACGAGGGACAGGTCGGGATGGAGCGCAGTCAGCGCTTCGCTGATAGCTCGCCCAGCCTTGGCCTGGCGGTCTCGCCACTCTTCTGCCTCCACCATCGCCCGAATCTCGGGGGGCACGAGCTGGAAGGTGTCGCGCATCTACCAGCCCCGTGCCGTGACCCGGACTTTGACTTTGGACATGTCTTTGGTCGCTTCGACCTCTTTGCCCGTCGCCGAGTCGATCAGGTGGAGCTTTTCTTCGGAGGGGACGTAGGAGGCGTTGGTCGGCCGCAGCGTGGAGGATTCGGACCCGGCGATGATCTCGGCGCGGGCGCTGTGCACTTCGGTCAGCCCGAGCTGGGGCTTGGTCAGAGGCTCCCCGCCTTCGGCGTAGGAGTTGTCCATCGTGACGACGGTCGAGGTCTCGCGCTGGTTGCCGACGATTCGGAAGTACAGCCCCCCGGGGGTCTCTCTTTCGACTGAAACAGCCATCGAAGTTCCTTTCTGGAACGTGAAGCGGGCCGCCCCGGCTTGAGGCGGCCCGCCTGCTTTCCTATTTCAGGTTGGTGAACCTGTAGAGGTCGTTGCGACGGTTGGTGGCCAGATCGCCTCGGTAGGTGTATTTGCCTACGAAAGCGTCCGTGCCCTGGCTCCAGACGAGGATGTTCCCGCCCGTGATCTTGTTCTGCCAGTAGCCGTCGTTCAGGGCGACCATGAACAGGTGGTCCCAATGGCCCATGTACAGGTCTTCGTCCGGGCAATCGGGGTCGGCGAATATTTCCATCCCCTTCCACGTCGCCGTCTCGGAGTTGCCGGCGGTGAGACCGGAGTCCGAGTTGAACGTGACCTGCTGCTGGAGCTGTTCGTAGAACCTCTGTTCCTGCTTGAGGCCCGTCACCATGAACGTCGACTTTTTGCCCCGCTTCTGTTTGATCGTCCGTTCCGCCGACAGCAGCGCGGGGATCGTGAGCGGGATATTTTCGGTGTTGACATTGCTCTTCCAGACCGGGGAGGTGGAAGAGGACAGCCCGCCGAGTTCTTCGATGGAGACGATCTTCCGCATTCCCTGCAGCTCGCGGCTGACTTCGCCCGAGCGGCCCTTGGCCTGGGAGATGTAGATGGTCGCGTCCTCGGACGTGACGTTCCCGGAGGCAAGGGTGACGGCCCAGTTTTCGTCGTCAACGGCCGTGATTTTGGTCGGACCGGCGACGGACGCCTGACTGGCTTTCGTGCCGACTTCGACCGGCTGGTCCTTGAACAGCCAGCCCCGTTCGATCGCGATCCGACCCGACGTGGTGTCGAGGTCGAGGTTGTTGGTCGCCGAGGTCCGGCATTTCGCGATCAGGGCGCTGCCGTCCTGGTAGAGCTGGCGGGTGAGCTGACGGCTGGCATCTTCAATGGCCCCGTCGATCTCAGACGTGGTGGCGTCCACGATCGCGTTTGCATCTCCAGCCGTCCCGTCGATCGCCTCGCCCTGGATGGCAACCTGGATGTGGTGGTGCTTGTAGCCGAATTTGGCCTTGTGGTAGCCCTGCTGCCCGGCTTCGTTCAGCGTGCCGCCGCCTTCGGGGAGGTTGGTGAAGCCGCCGTTTCGCCCGTCATGCAGGACGACGCGGGCTTCCTCGCCCACCGTGTACTTGTTCGTCTTTTTGATTTTGTCCAGGAACGGGGTGTCCTGGTACAGCTGCTCGACCACCTGTTTAGGTGCATAGACCCGCTCGAGCGTCGGGTTGAGAGATTCAAGCGTTGCGGCCATTCAAGGCCCTCCTGATTAGGTCAGGACCCCTCCTCAAGCGCAGAGCCGACCTGCTCGGCCATCCACTTGTTGCGTTTCTCTTTGTCGGAGAGGTCGATTTCTTCCTCTCCCACCGCTCCGGCCGGCGCTTTCGGTGCTTTCTTGGAAGCCAGGTACTCGTCACGAGCGCCGCTCTTGATCCCCTTCAGGTCATCGAATGCACCCTTGAGGTTCGGTTCGCCGCTGTCGAGACGGTTGGCCTTGGCCTGGGTCTCGATCCACGTGCGCTCCTTATCGGAGAGCTTGACGTTCTCATCGCCTTCGAGTCCGTCGAGCGTTTCCTTGACGAATCCCTTCTCCAACTGCTCGAACTCGGCCCATTCATCGGCCTCTTCGCGCTGTTTGAGCTGTTCTCGGATCTCCGCGATTTCGCGCTGGTTGCGCTCTTCCGGGTCTTCGAACGGGTCTTCCTCTTCTTGGGGCTGCTGTTGGACATCCCAGCCCAACTGTCGTGCAGCCTCAATCTGCGCCTCAGGGCCGTGATCGCCCCTTGCCGCAGCAAGCAACTGATTGCTCCGGTCGTATTCCGGGCGCAGGCTGTTGTAGCGCTGCTCCCAGTCGACGGTGGGTTCCTGCTCCTGCTCTGCGGGTTTCTCCGGCGGGGAGGCCGCGTCTGCAGGGGTAGGCGTGTCCTGAACCTCGTCAGGGGCCTGCGTTGCCTCTTCGGGCATTTCGTACTCCTTGGTATTCACCGGGGCCGCAACGGCGTGTCCGGTATGTGGCGGGGGCCGCTACGCGGCGTGTCCCGTTAGGCCGGTCGGCCTAAGCTTGTTCGAAAGGTTTGGTCTGGTCAGGCAGCGGCGGGGGGCCTTGCGGCTTCCCCGCGTTGGACATGCCGAGCGCCTGCGCGTTTTCCTCCTGCGCGGCTGCTGCCTCGGCTGCCTGATCGGCTTCGATTTTCAGAAGGGCCGAGTAGTACATGTTCGCGGCCTCCTGGGAAGGTTCGTCCAGGTCGTCGTACTCCGTGGACTTCATCCAGTCGGCGAAGACGTCCTTCTGGACTTTGACGTTGTCGAACTGGCGCGGCATCCAGCCGGGGATGTATTCCCGCTGGGCTTCTTCGACTTCGCCGGTTTCGGGGTTTTCCTTGGGTTCGGTGCCCGGGTTCTCGCCGGGGAACGGCCGGCGCTGCGGCGAGTTGAACAGCACTTCCGGGCCTTCGGTGATTTTCTGGATGATCAGGTTGGCCCGGGCTACGTCACGTTCGTAAGAGTCGATCAGGTTTTCGGCGGTGCCATTGTTGATTGCCGCCATTGCCGCGTGCGGAGAAATCCAGCCTCGTTCCGCGAAGGCGAAGATCTTCTTTTCGACACCTTCGCGCGTCTGCGGTTCGAGGGAGTCCGGGCTGACCCGCACGTCCGTCTCGTCCATGAGCTGGGAGCCGAGGAAGTCCTTGATCGGCTCGATTCCCCGCTCACCCTTGACCTTCAACAGTCGCGGCTCGGTGTAATGGCGCTGGACGAGGTAGAGGCAATGGCGACCCAGGGAAGCGTCGAACTTGGCGAGGTTCTTCAGGAAGTTCGCCCGGCGCTCCTTGTCCTTTTCCAGGAGAGCCTGAATCCCTCGGCCCGATTCGACCTGCGCCGGAATGTCGTTCTGCGCCGCGATCCGCGCCATGTCGGAGATCGCTTCCTCCTTGAGCCGGAACAGCTCGGCCGGAATGGCTGGAACGGGCCGCCATTCCGCCTCTCCGGAACCGCGAGCGTTGAAGACCGCCCCCGGCTCGTCGTTCAGCTTGTCCAGCAGCTTCACGTTCTTGAGGAGGAGCTGCGGGTTGAGGGCAAGGTTCACCCACTCTGAGGTCTTCGAGACCGAGTGGTTGAGCTGTCGCTGCGAATCGAGGAGATGGCGGATCAGTCCGGAGTCGCGGTCCTTATCCGGGTCCATCGCGTAGCAGAGCTTGTGCAGGACCGGCTCATCCAAGACGTTGCCGTCTTTGTCTTGGCAGGGCCAGCCGCGCTGCGGAATGATCACGCGATCGTTGGCGATGGTCACCCAGCGCCCCTGCTGGCTCTGCTTGGAGGGGCGCTCCAGATAGTGCTTGACCATGACCAGCTGCGCCTTCGGGTTGACTTCGGCCTCGGAGTCGGCGTTGCGGGCGTCGGTGTCGAGCTTGCCCCCGACGTAGCCTTCCATCGCGGTGACGGCCTGGGGCTCCATAGCCTGTTCGATCCCGAGCCATGGCGATTCCTCGAACTTCAGGCCCGGTTCCCAGATCACCTGATTGGGGCCGTAGACGCCGAAGCGGATCTCGCCCTGCCCAACGAGGCTGCCTTCTTGGTCTTGGACGAAAGGGCCTATCGAGTTGTCGAAGTAGGGCCAGACGAAGGCTTCGTCGGCGACGACCGCATATCGCACCGCGCGCTCGAGTGCAGCGTCCAGCCCCCACTTTTCGTAGCCGTAGAGAAGAACCTTCCGCGACAGCCGCGCTGCGGCGATCCTCCGCGGCTCCGTTCCGGACGGGGCGACTTCATAGCCCGGAATCCGCTGCATCGCCGCGGAGACCTCCGTCTCCACGATGTCGAAGAGGAAGTTCCGCGTAGCCCGAACCCGGTGCTTCTTTTTGCCTGCTTCCCCGTAGGCCGCGGTAGTGGTCGGCTGCCCGGTGAGGACGTTTTCGCTGTTGATGTACTTGTACTGCTCGCCCCGAACGAAGGCAAGGCACTCGTTGCGCTTGGGGGCGTCTTCCTGCATCGCCTCCCGGCCGCGCTTCATGCGGCTCTCTACGTCCTTGGGGACGGAGATCTTCTCGGGGTTGAGGATGTCCCGCGCTACGTCCAGGACCCCCATCAGTCCTCAGCCTCGTCAGCGTCGAAGTGGACGTAGGCGAGGTCTTGATCAACGGCGTCAAGATGATCGGCGACCGCGACCTCCGGCGCCTGGATTCGCTGCAGGAGGGTCGCACGCTCCAACGCCCATTCCTTCTCCCTGAGCGTGTTCTGACGCTTCTCAAGGACAAGGGCCACGATGAGGCCGACGCAAACGATGGTGAGGGAAATCACGCCCCGTCCTCCGGCTCCAACTCGCGCCTCAAGGCCGCGTTGTGCTCCTCAACTACCGCTATGTGCCGCTCAAGATCGGCCTCTTTGGACTGCGCCTCTCTCAACCTCGCGCCGAGCGCGGCATTGGCTTCGACGTAGTCTCTGATAACGGTCTGGCTAGTCTGCCGCCACTGGACCAGCTCGGGATGCTCGGCATAGGCTGCCTGCATTTCGCGGAGATCGATGCCCCCGAAACTCATGGTCCCTTCGGCTTCGACGCTCATCAGGTGGTGGAGTTCGTGATCAGGCCGAGTTCGGCGAGTTTCGAAACGAGCGATTCGAGAGCGGCGTTGCCCGCCTTGGCTCCTGAGACAATCGGCTTGGCAACCGGAGCGGTTCCGTAGAAGCCCACGCCCCCACCGAGCTTGAGGTCCGCAGTCGCAGCGGAGCGGCCGAGGTGGAGGATCTTGGTGGAGGCGGCTGAGATCACACCGTCGCCGATGGCTGAGCCGGTCATCAAGCCCCCTGCCGCCCCGGCCAGCCCCACCGTGAAGTTCGCCGTGGAGTTGTTGAAGATTTGCGTGATGTTCGCGTTGGCGCCGGCCGTGAGCTTGAGCAGTGGCGTCCGCGCGATTCCCCCCGCATGGATCTCCATCAACTGTGGCGGTGATTCGCCCGTCAGGGCTTCGGTGCCCACCAAGACCGTCCCGGCTTCTTTCAGAACTCGGATCGCAGTCCCACGTTTTCCCCTGATGTCATAAGAGATCGGGGCTTCTGAGTAGTCCGCGATCAGGGCTCCTGAGATCTTCGCTCCGGTCATCGCCCCGATGAGCGTGTGGGTGTTCTGACCCACGTTCGAAGCAAGGAGCCCTACAGCGCCGCCGGAGTTGCCGATCGTGTGAAGGTGTATCCCCTTGGTTTTGGGGAAGGCTCCCGTGAATTCCTCGGTGGCGCTTTCGGCGTTGTTGTCGATGACGCACTCGATGCCAGTGGCGCGGCCTTCGGCAGTCTCACGGCGCCCCTCGACGTACAAGCCACCCCCGGTCCGGGTGCCTTTGCGGGAAATCCCCGCTGCCGTGAGGGCAAAGGCGTCAGCAAGCTCATTAGCCCCGTTTTCATGGGACCCTTCGGTGATCGCGCTGAAGGCTCCCGCGACTGCCTGCCCTTCGGAACTTTCAACGTTGAGTATTCCTACGCGGAAGGCAGCGAGTTGCCCCTGGCCGTCGCCCGACCAGGTTCCGGCTTTTGCGTTGATTACCCGGGAGATTGCGAAGCCGGGCTGAATGCCGGTATCGGGTTCTACTTTGGTGCCGAGGTTGAGTTCGACCTTCAGCGGAGCACTGTTTTGCGAGGTGAAGCCGAATATGCGTTCGCCTTCTTGCCAATTCGAACCGCGGTCGAACTCGGCGAGGTTGGGAGAAACAAGGATGCTCATGCGACCCCCGCCAGGAAGGACACGCCCTCGCCATTGACCGTGGAGTCGATCCAGACCGAGGAGAGGTCTCGAATATCGAGAGAGACCGTCTGCCCCGCCGAGAGCGGCTGGCCCCTTCGTTCTTCGGCTTTCGCCTTGACGGTCGAAGAACCCACGACGATCAGGCCCGTATTGGTCGAGAGCGCGGTGATGGCGACCTCATTGACCGCGGTCACGCTGGAGGCGAGCTGAACAGCGGTGCCCGCGGTCGTGACGGTCTTTCGCCCGTCGAGAAGAGAACTGGCGGGATTGTCGAGAAGCGCCACGGTCTAGCCCCGCAGCGCCGTGATGAAATCGGCCTTGACGGGCTTCTTGCCCTTCTTGCCCTTGACCTCGATGCCACGCTCCTTGGCAAGCTTGGAAAGCTCGGAAACGGTGCGCGACTCGAACGAGCCGGTGGAACCGCCTGAGTCACCACGCGGCTCCTTGATCGCCGCGTCCCCTGCCAGCTCGTCCGGGACGGCAGTGCGGTTCTGGAAGTTCGGGAGAACCGCGTTGTCGGCGAAAGTGATCGACCCAATCGCGAAACTCCCTGCGGGCACCGAGACGGTGACGGCCGGGGTGTTGTCGAACGTGACCGTCGAGCCGTTCTTGAGGATGTAGTCCTCGTCGGCGGAGGCGAGCAGTTTGCCGTCCGTGACGGTGATGCTCTGGATCTCACGGTCGTAGGTGTTCTGGTAGCCACCTTCGAAGGCGAAGACCTCCGTCTGGGTGACAGGGGCAAGTGCATCCGTGCTCATAGCGCAACCCTTTCTTTGACTTCCTCGTACTCGATGGTCGCGTCGATGAATTCCTGTGCCTCATCGGCGCGCTTCTCCAGCTCTTTCAGGCGCTCGCGCATCGCCTCGAGCTCAGCCTCGACCTCTTTTCGCGGGATCATTCCCAGCAGATCGCGAGCCAGTTCTTCTACGTAGGCGACGCCGATGTAGCCGTGCGGACGAATCCAAGGAGCAACGAGGCCCGTGTCGATCCACGGCCCCTCGTGATCCTGGGAGAACAGGCATTGCGAGGGGGCCTTCGGTGCCTGGTCGGTTATGCAGGGGAACATCGCGTCGTGCATGTGGCTCCTCAGCTAAATGCCCCCATAGGAGGGGCGGATTCTGGAAACAGTTCCTCCCGGTAGGGAGGCTGGAAGTTCGGCTGGTAGGCGGTGCGCGCAGGGGCAGGGTTCTCGTCTGGGTCCCACTCGGTCCGACTCATGACTCCGTAACGAACGCCGTCGATCAAGTCGTGGCGAACTCGTTTGGTCTGCGGCACGGCTTTCCATTCGTCAAGCGCTTTCGGATCGCGCGCGTAGCGCTCTGCCTGTTCGATTGCGTCGGGGCAGTTCTCCGCGAAGAGAAGCCGCGGAGGGCGCGCTTGCAGACGGCGCTTGATCTCCAGAATCCCGGCGGCGCGGTTGTTCTGGCCCCATTCGGGGTAGATGCCCTCGCGCTGAAAAGCTGCCTCGACTTTGTCGGCGTTGATGACGTTTTCGTTCCGCGCCGAGGGATCGATCACGTAGTCCGGCTCCTGCTTCAGTCCCCAAGCCTTGTTCCTATCCTTGATCTCGGCCGCGATGGTCGGAACCGTGACCTTGTGAGGGAAGTACTGGTCAAAGACGAGGCCCCGGTTCTCCTTGTCGAAGGCCATCCACGCGACGCCGCTGCGCTCGCTGCCGGGATCGATGATGACCACGATTTCCTGCCCCTTCAGGTGATCGGGCGTGATCGCTTTCGTCACATGCCGGTTGCGGTCGAACTCTTCGAAAAACAGCCCTCCGAGGTGGACGAATTCGCCTTTGAGGCGCATCCGTTTCTCCTCGTCGGTAAGGCCCTCGGCATACTTCGCGATTGCCTCCGCCGAGTTGAACGGGTTGTCCTCCATTTCCATCTGAACAACGGAGACCAGCGGGTCGGTGTCCCTGACAAGCCAAACGTCGTCGTGGACCCAAGAGAAGCCGAGCAACGGGGTCATGCCGATGACCTCTTCGCCGTCCGTGGAGACCAGGCGCGCCCGGGCCTCAGAGCGCAGCGCGCGCCCATTCTCCCCATTGGGCTCCTCGTCCCAGTGGATGCGATGAACCTCGGCCGAGGCCCAGGCATCCAGGTCCATCTCGTAGGTCTTGAACGTGACCGTCGAGCCGTTGGCAAGGGTGATTATCGGCGTCGGCTGCCGGCGAAAGCTCTTGGCAAACGACCCCTCAAGCAGCGCTGCTTTCGGGATCAGCTTGCGAAAGAGGGGGATTAGCGTCGATTCGTGGTTGGAGAGCTTCGGAGCCCCCACCCAGATTTGAATCGGCTGGTGCCATTTCTTGTACTCAGCGAGGTGAAGAGGAACCAACTCGTCGGGGATGAGCTGGATCACATCGTCGGCGGCCACGCAGTAGGTCTTGCCCGATCGGTTGGCTGCGATCAGAGCCTTGATGCCCAGGGGCGGGGTCTCTATCGCGTGGAACTGGAGCTGTTTCTTGTGGACCGGGGGGAGTAGCGGAGATTCGAAGTTGTAGAGCGCAAGCGGGTTGGACTTGCGGATCTCGTTTAGCTCTTTGAGCAGCGCCGCCTGGCGCTCAGACTGCAGCGTGGCCATATTTGCGTTCAAGCTCTGCGATCGAGACCGCCCCGGGGGAACCATTGCTGCTGCTTGAATCCTTCGGCGAGACGCTGACATTAAGCGACTTCAGCTTCCGTTCGGTTCGGTTTGCGATTTGTCGAGGAGTGAGGCGAATCGGCTTCTTGGAAAAGCCCGGTTCGCCCGAAATCGTGGTAGCCGGGCCAGAGATCGTCGCCGTGGTCCCACTCGAAGAGAACGACATGCCCGCGAACGAGCCTCCGCCTTCGATCGCCGCCAACGGCGCACCGAGCTGGAGTGCCTGCTTCTTGCCCATCCCCGGGACGTGCCCGACGCTGTACTGGGCCAAATAGGAGGCCGAAGGCGCGGGGTGGCGGGTCAAGCCGCCACCACCGGAGTCGCCTACAGAGGTCCCCCAGTATTCGGCCTCCCCCTTCTTGTTGATCAGGCGCAGGAAGGTGTGCGTGTCGTTGTAGAAGACAGTGAGCGCGCCAGGACCGGGTTCGAGTACCTGGCCCATCAGCCCGGAGCTGAGCGGCGTCGTCATCTTGTTCGGCTCGACTTTATTCAGCACGTAGCCAACGGCGCCCGAGCAGTCCTTGCCCCAATCCGTGAACG